TCCAGCCCCGAATTAAGTCGTGATGTTGAACTACTAGGCAAAGAAAACTTTCAAAGAGAAATACTTTATTATTGTCGATCCAAAGCAGAATGCAGCTACGTCGAAGCACGAGAACAATTTTCAAGGCGTGTGCTTGAATCAACAGACTGGTACAACGGTCATATTCAAGTTCGCGTCCATGGCAGCCACATAATCAACAAACTAAGCAGTTAAGGCCCGCACAAGCCAACATCGTGTGCCCTAGACCTGGATCACGGATCGCAGGGAATGGAAGCCTCGCCGCGCTAGCGAGCACTCAGCAACTATCCTTGACCGGACGACGATCGCAAAATGCCGCGGTTTTGCTGTTTGAACAGAATTTAAAAGGCCCAAAGACGCTCAAGCGATTGAGCACGTTGATGTTGTGTGATAGCGTATGCAATATCAACCGCCGTTGTAATAAGACGGGGATGGAGGTACCGGACAACCGCCTCTGACAAATACCCTAACGCTGTGTGACTTGCTGAACTCGGATGAAGCAATCTTTGCCCTGTGCGGGCAAAGTGTGACCATAGAATCTGGATGAAACTTACAATCGCTTCGCTCTTGAATCAAACAATCCATTAACGAGCGCGAGCGAGTTAATAGATGTGCGTAGCACATCTTGACTGTTAGAATTGATCAGGCCAATCCCGGAAAAGTGCATGCTGGATATTGCCTGAGACAAATTGATTGAAGCTCTTGTGTTTGACTTCAAGTTCGCCTTCAAGAGGAGCAACACGACGAAATGCTTGATCCATTTGACCCATGTCTTTGAACTCCATAATGATCATCCATTCAGGCATGTCTGCAATTGAACGAAACCCCATCTTGCATCGTGTGATACGATAGCTCTCCATTTTACCTTCTGAGATCAAGTGATCAAAAAAGCTCTTCATGCCGTTGACCCAGTCAATGTCTGAGATGTCGCCTTCTTTGTCTGCCCAAATTGTATATAAGTCTGCCATGTTTTACTCCAGTGGTCCTAATAATTCAAATCCATCTATTTCACTTTTGTACAGGTGTGCCTGTTCAAGATACAGGTATTGAAATCCGCGAGCCTTGTAGATAGCACATTCTGTTTTCATTGTTTCTATTCCCAGTCGCATTTTGGGGCTGTGATAGGTCCATGCAAATTGATCGCACAAGGCATTGTGATTGTCAAAACGTCGAATCAAACTCCAGGCCACTAGTTTTTGATTGTCATAGTAGCCAATCACGTCAGCCATGGGGTCAGTATAGCGGCTATGAAACACTGGCATGACACTGGCAAAATGCTTGTAGGTTGTGTAAGTTTTGTAGATATCATCTAGTCGTGCTAGAGTTTTATCGTCAAAGTGTTCAATGTAGGCCCATTCCACACAGGGTTCATAATTGGTTTTACTTAGGTCAATTCTAGCAAATTGATAAGTCATCTTGGGTCCTGCCTATGGCGAAACAATTCTTGTAAGTACGGTTCTGGCCACCCGTGATAAAACCCTCGGCTGGCCATTTGTTGTGCTTTGGCATTTAAATCGCTCAAACTTTGTACCAGTGCAAGTGCATACTGACCTTGATTCATTACAACACCATTGACATCTTCAACATCTGCGGGATGATCTTCTAATGCCAGCAAGTCAGCTTGTAATAAGTGTTCGGTGTTGGCCGAGTGGATGCTGGCAGAGAATAGTTCTGGACTCCACTCTGCAGGATCATAGGCATAGATGATAACTTCTCGGTTGCCCATGCCCCAACGTGCTTGATTTTTGAGATCATAGTAAGGATCAGTTCCTAGACGAACCTCATAACTTTTCTTTAGTCTTGCAGCCCGTGCATAGGGACAGGGAGGAAATCCACCCAAGGCTGGATGTGGAACTTCTACAAAGTTTTCTATCCATGATTCTATGTCAGCTTTGACTTGTTCTATTTGCATTAAAAGAAAGGTAGTTTGCTAGATTTAGTAGTTTCAAGATTTTCTTTAATGAGCTCTCTAATCAAGTCACGTTCTTGAAAACTCATCTGTAGTACATCTTCATAAGTGGCACCACCGCGCATGTACCAACACATTTTTAAACTTTGCTGTCTGATATCTTTGGCCTCCTGGTCCATGCGATCTACCATGGTAGATATCTCCTCAGGGGAAGCTGTCAGGAGGCGTCCCCGAAAAAAGCGGCTTGATCCAATGTAAGAGTTTGTTCCCACTTATGATCGCAATGTGAACAGGTCACACCAATTGATTCAATTTCACTTTTTTGTCTTAGATCAATGATGTGATCTCGAATTTCTGTAAAAAAACTACGATCGCAATTGACCAAAAACTCCTGAATAAATTCAGGCTCAGTTACCAAACTCTGCGGAGTACGGATACTGGCAATGCTGTATTTCAAAGTTTCAATAGTGAGATTGGTAATCTTTTGCAACGTTTCATTGAGCTGTTTAATTTTTTGTTCATCAGTCAGTTGATCAGACAGTTGTATTTGTTGTACCATTCGCTGGTAATCGTACTGTTTGAGATTGGTTTCATTTTGATGACGATAAGAAATTGGAGTGAAGGTGATTTCCAAATCGCCTTGCTTGATTGCCTTGCTGTAGTCCGGGCTTGTTAGTTTGTCCAGCACACTTCTAAGATCCAAAGTAAAATCGCTTTCGGTTTCGCATTTGGGACATTTGATAGTCATTTCCATTTCATGTCCGTAGCTGGCAATTCTAATGCCTACCAAAATTGCATTCAAATCACAACTGGGTATGCTCCAAGCATCTTTAATGGCAGGTATGCAACTTTGAATCACATTTATCACGGCTTGCCCGTTGAACAAAGCGTCTGGGGTGCGATAGGTAATTTCGTCTATGGCGGTCATTGGGTACACAGGCAATTCTTTGTTTTCTGGCATGTCAATTGCTGTTTTGTCCCAGTATTGGCCCAAAGACGGTAATCTCAAATAGATCAATGGTTGTCGGAAAAATTGTTTTAATGGGTTAGCATTTTGGGGCATAAGTCACCTATAAATATATGATTACTTATAGGTGCTAAAACATGGCAGACGCAAATCAAGCCGCAGAAGAACTGGCCAGAACGTTGCAACAAATCAACAATGAGTTGGCAACACATGGCCGCATTTCTCAACAAACTTTGGACCAACGCACCGATGCGGAAATGAAGGCCAAACATGGTGTTGAAAACTTCACAGCCGGCACCAAAAAAGGTGCTGACGCAATTTCAGCTCTGGCTTCGGCAGGCCTGGCTGCCGGCAAAGCCATGCTGGACGGTAAAAAAGGTGCCGCAGCATTTAACGACAGTTTAGATCAGTTGAGCACCGCAGCCACTGCTGCAGGAGCCGCTCTTGCGTTAATGGTACCTGGTGGTCTTCTAATCAAAGGATTGATTGCCGGCTTGACAGCCGCCACAGCTGGTTTAATAAAATATACTCAAGCAGCCAACGAAATGGCTGACAAGCTCTACACAGGATTCCAGGGCCTGGCCAAATCGGGTGCAGCAGCCAGTGACGGCATGAGTGGAGTTTTTGAAGGAGCCAAAAAACTAGGCCTGAGTATGAACGAACTGGGCGACTATGTTCAGATAGTTGCACAAAACAGCAGAGATTTGGCCAACCTTGGCGGGTCAGTATACAAAGGTCGTCAAGCACTGGAAAACATGGGCAAGGCCATGGAGCCTGCGCGAGAAGCCATGCTCAAAATGGGCCTCATGCCCAAAGACATTACCGAAGGTATGGCTGGTTATCTGCGTACTCAAACTCGTTTGGGTTACGCACAAAAAATGACAGTGGATCAGCTAGCTGAAGGTGCAAGAAAATACTTAGTAGAACAAGATGCGCTGACCAAGCTCACAGGTGTTCAAAGATCTGAGCGTGAAAAAGCACGTGAAGAAGCCATGATGGAAGAGCAACATGCTGGTGTGATTCGTGAATTGCAAATGCAAGGTGAGCGTGGCAAACTAGAAGCAGACAGAGTACAAAAAATCAGCGATATTGCCAACGACTTTAGTCCAGCTATTGCCAAGATGGTACGCTCTCTGCAATCAGGTGTTATCACTGACGAAGGTGCAAAACTATTGCAATCAGCACCAAACGCCATGCGAGATTTGATGTTGGCACAAAAAGGCCAAATATCAGAACTCGAAGCAATAAAACGCATATTCGGTGCAGTTGGAGAATCAGGAGATCGTTTCCGTGCCAGCTTGGCCAAACTCAGTGCCAACGATGACACATTTGTGAGCATGGGCGAAACCACCAAGGCACGTATTGTGGCTGAAAAGTTGCAGACAATGACCCTGGAACAAATTGCAGAAGAACAGAAAAAACAAGGTGTCAAAGGTGGCAAGGCTGCTGACGATATGTTGGACAAACAGGCTAAACTTATTGACACGCAGATCAGGGCAAATGATGCAATGGAACGCTTTATCAAGCAAGGCATTTCAGCTGCACAGGACGGTATGATAGCTGTGGCCAATGCCAGTCGGGCTGCCGCAGAAGCTTTGTACGGCCTGGTAAAATCCCGAGAACTCAGCGCCGAAGAGAAAAAAGCCAACGAAGCAGTAGTAGAAACCAAATCTGCACGTGATAAAGCATTTGAAGGCTCCAATATCATGCAGCGGTTGTTTGGTATAGGCATGACCGAAGATCAGAAAAAAGCACAAGAAGCCTATCAACGTGCTCTAGATGAACGTCGTGGATTAGAACAAGATCGATTAGAAAGAGAAACTGGAAGTCGCGGCCAGGCCGGCGAAGGCACTATACCCGGTGCAGCCAAAGGGGGATTTTTAAAAGGCCCCGAGTCGGGTTATCTTGCCATGCTGCATGGCAACGAACTGGTCATACCCGAAGACAAATTACTGGGTCGTGTAGAAACCGGCGGCATGGCTGGTGCGGGTGGCGAACAACTTGATAAGATGAACGCTCTCTACAATGAGATGCTCAAAGATACTATTGAACTAACACGCTTGACCGATCAAGATCTCAATAAAACAAAAAATTTCAGTAGACTGTCAGATCGTCTGCGCAATTTAAAAACACCGCTGATGATTGATGAAATTGAATTACTTGAAGAACAAAAAGATCAACTGACAAAAATGTTAGATGCCGTGGAAAAATCCATGGGCAAAGATGCTGCGTCTAACCTGCGTAAAAGTATTACAATGCAACGTGCCATGAGTGGCGGCCAAGGTTTACAAATGCCGTCAGCAGCTGGCATGCCCAGCCTGGGCGGAGCTGGTGGATTACAAGTTGCCAGTCAGGATGATTTAAGGAAACTTGGATTAAACATCAAGGCTGGTGATGTGCAGGCTGAGAATGCTAAAATTAGTCCTAAGTTGATTGAACTGGCCAAAGCTATACAGTCAGGAGTTCCGGGGTTTGGATATTTCAGCAGTTTCAATGACAAGTTTCACAATGAAAAAGCTCCGTCCAGCATGCACACTCAAGGTCTAGCCGTAGATTTTACAGTAGCACAACCTCCCAGTATCGAAGATGGGCGAGCCATTACATCCTGGCTCAAACAAATGGGTGCCAGTGTGGCCATAGACGAATACAACAGTCCTACCGCCAAGGCCACTGGTGGCCACTTTCATGCACAGTTGCCTGCATTTGAAGATGGTGGAGAATTGGGTGCTGGTAAGTTAGGCATTGCAGGTGAAGCAGGCAAACCAGAATTAATTACTGGCCCAGCAGAAATTACTCCAATCAATGATCTCATGAAAGCATTTGGCAGTTTAGCCGGTATGATGTCACAGTCGGTGGACAAATTAGATGAATTGGTCCGGGCTCAGAAAACCAACAATGACATCTCAAGCAAGATGTTGCGTATGCAACAGTGATTACGGTAAATAAACTACTATGGCAGATAAACAATCGTGGCGCAAATATTTTAAAGTTGCAGATAATTCAGGTGTAATGAGCCCTATTTCGGGCAAAAATCAATTTGGTCTACCAAACTATCCCAAGAACGACGGAAACAACTCTTTAGCACAGGCTGACTTTGTGTTCCGTAACTATGCCAGCCGACTACCAGAAGTTTATTCAGGCCACCCCAACCGTGTGGAACGTTATAATCAGTACGAAAACATGGACATGGATTCAGAAGTCAATGCCTGTTTGGATATCATAGCTGAATTTTCAACTCAAATGAATGAAACAAACGGTACACCGTTTGATGTAACATACAACGACAAACCCACTGACAATGAAATCAGTATTATTAAAAAGCAGTTACAACAGTGGGTTAAACTCAACAAACTAGACCAGCGCATCTTCAAACTGTTCCGTAACACTATCAAATACGGTGATCAAGTGTTTGTTCGAGATCCGCAAACATTTGAAATGATGTGGGTAGACATGTCAAAAGTCATGCGAGTAATTGTAAACGAAAGCGAAGGTAAGCGTCCTGAGCAATACGTTATTCGTGACATCAATCCTAACTTTCAGAACATGACTGTGGCAGCCAAAACCACCACAGACTACATGACAAATCCTGTAACAGGTACAATTTCAGGCTCGGCAAACTATACCATGCCCAATGGTGGCGTGGGTGGTGGCGTGGGCAACAGCAGATTTATGCATGCCATGAACGAAGCCACTTTGGACGCAAAACACATTGTTCATTGCAGTTTGAACGAAGGTTTGGATGTGTTTTGGCCTTTTGGACGCAGTATCCTAGAACAGATCTACAAAGTTTACAAACAAAAAGAACTCTTGGAAGATGCTATTCTTATCTATCGTGTGAGCCGTGCCCCAGAGCGTAGAATCTTCAAAATTGACGTTGGTAACATGCCAAGTCACTTGGCCATGCAGTTTGTGGAACGTATCAAAAACGAAATGCATCAGCGCAGAATCCCTACCATAACAGGTGGCGGACAAAATATGATGGATGCTAGTTATAACCCACTTTCAATCAACGAAGATTACTTTTTTCCACAAGGTCAGGACGGACGTGGATCGTCGGTAGAAACATTAGCAGGCGGATCAAACCTGGGCGAAATCGACGATTTAAAGTACTTTAACAACAAAATGGCTCGCGGTTTGCGTGTGCCTAGTAGCTATTTGCCCACCGGCCCCGACGATTCAGACCGTGCTTTAAGCGACGGAAAAGTAGGCACAGCCCTGATACAAGAGTACAGATTCAACCAGTATTGTGAACGTTTACAGGCCTTAATTTGCCAGAAACTAGACGACGAATTCAAAATGTTTTTGAAATGGCGTGGGTTTAACATAGACTCTGGACTATTCAGTATTCGTTTTAATCCCCCGCAAAATTTTGCTAGTTACCGTCAAAGCGAACTGGACAACACACGTATTCAAGCATTTATGCAAATGGAACCATTGCCTTACATGTCAAAACGTTTCATGCTTGAACGTTTCTTAGGATTGACTGAAGAAGAAATCAAAGAGAACGAAGAAATGTGGAGAGAAGAACGCGACGAGCCCGGTATTGAACCAGTTGGCAGCGATCTACGTTCGGTGGGAATTAGTCCAGGTGCTATGCAAACTGACATCGAGACTGGTGCAGAAATTGGGCAAATGGAACCTGCGGCACCAGGAACACCAGAACTCACACCAGGACTTGCTGGTCCTACAGCCGCAGGCGGAGCAATGCCAGCACCGGGACCTGCTCCAGCAGTATAAATATTAACATGATACTCAATGAATTTTGGCACAAAAACCCTGAAGCATATCAGGAATTAGATCAAGACAACAGCCAACTCGAACTAGGTGATATGCGCAAGACGCATCTAACTCTACGTCAGTTAAACAAACTTCGTAGAATGAATGATGTGCGCATGGTAGAATACAAAGAAAAACTCAAACTGGTGCGTCAGCAGTATGCACCTGCCCCGGCTGCACCAGCCATGTAATTTATGGCTGTTTTGGCCTTATAAACCGCTACTTTTTCTCTTCCTGTGTAAATAACAGCACACTTTACCTATAGGAGTTTCCGTATGAACAAATTTGAGCAATTGATCGAATACGTGATCAACGATGAAGAAAGCAAAGCACGTGAGCTTTTCCATGATATTGTTGTGGAAAAAAGTCGTGAAATTTATGAAAACCTCATGCAAGAGGAAGAAGTTGACGAAGCCGAAGATATTGAAGAAGCCGAAGATATTGAAGAAGCCGAAGATATCGACGAAGCTGAAGACATGGAAGAAGGTGCCATGGGCGGTGATGCCGCTGATAACCTAATTGACAATGTTGAAGCCGATGAAATCAACATGGAAGGTGACGATCTTGGCGATGACATGGGCGACGGCGATGACATGGGCGACGGCGATGACATGGGCGACGGCGATGAGCCAGCTACCAAAGACGACATTATGAATCTTGAAGACAAATTAGACCAACTCATGGCTGAATTTGAAGACCTAATGGGCGATCAAGGCAGCAACGACATGGGCGATGGCGACGATTTTGGCTCTGAAGAAGGTGGCGACGCCATTGAAATGGACGACACAGAAGAAATGGGCATGATGGAAGCTGTAACTCTAAAAGCAGCCCCAAAGCCAGTGACTTCTGAAGAAGGCAGCGTCAACAAGAAGTCTAGCGTAGCTGCAAATGCTGGTGCCAAAGGCCCAGTTGGCAACACAGTTAAACCAGTACATGCCGGCGGCGAAATGGGTGGCAAGCACGATGCCCCGGGCGCATACAGCAACACAACCAAAGATTTGATTGGCAAAGTTGGCAATACACCTGCTCAAAGCACACAAAAATTGAGCCCAGCTACCAAGCCCACAACAGGCCAGGCCAGCGGTGTAAACACCAAGAGCCCAGTTGCTAAAGGCTAATAAAATTAATGAAAACGCTAAGAGAACAACTTACCTATAATCAAGCCAACATCCAGGTTCTAGAAGAATCTGGACCAGATGGCCACGGTAAGAACCTCTATCTCAAGGGCATTTGCATTGAAGGCAACAAGCGCAATGCAAATGACCGCGTTTACCCTTTACACGAAATCAGCAAAGCAGTTAACACAATTAATCAACAGATTAAAGAAGGTAACTCGGTACTAGGTGAAGTGGACCATCCAGATGATTTGAAGATCAATTTGGACCGTGTTTGCCACAGTGTAGAAGGTATGTGGATGGACGGTGACGCCGGTTGTGGCAAGCTCAAGATTTTACCAACCCCCATGGGCGAGTTGATCAAGACGCTGTTGACATCTGGCGTGAAACTTGGAGTTTCAAGTCGTGGCAGCGGCAACGTTGACGACAGAACAGGACATGTTAGTGACTTTGAAATTGTCACTATAGATGTGGTTGCTCAACCCAGCGCACCCAATGCATACCCAAAAGCAATATATGAAAGTCTCATGAACATGAAGTATGGACATAGACTGTTAGAGGTAGCCAAGGAAGCGGGCGAAGACAACAAAGTGCAGAAGTATCTCAAGAATGAAGTTGTAAAACTCATCAGAGAACTCAAGATCTAAGGAGAATCTACTAATGTTAGATGCAATCAAACCATTGTTAGATAGCAACTTGATCACCGAGGAAACTCGCCAGGAGATTAATGAAGCATGGGAAGCCAAGCTACAGGAAGCTCGTGAACAAGCTCGTGCAGAACTACGTGAAGAGTTCGCACAACGCTACGAACATGACAAGTCAGTAATGGTAGAAGCCCTGGATAAAATGGTAACAGAAGGTCTGGCCGCAGAGATTCAAGCCGTGGCTGCTGAAAAGCAAGCACTGGCTGAAGACCGCGTCCGTTTCCAAAGCAAGATGAAAGAGTCAGCACAGAAGTTTAACGGCTTCTTGGTGACAAAGCTAGCTGAAGAAATTGGCGAACTGCGCCGGGACCGCAAAATGCACACTGAAGGTCTAGCCAAGCTAGAAAACTTCATGGTGCATGCATTGGCTCGTGAAATTCAAGAATTTGCCGCTGACAAGCGTGACGTAGTGGAAACCAAAGTCCGCTTGGTCCGCGAAGCTCGTACAAAACTTGAGTCACTCAAAACACGTTTTGTAAAAGAAAGTGCGGAGAAAATGAGCCAAGCTGTTAGCCGTCATCTCAAGGCAGAACTTACCCAATTGCAAGAAGACATCAAAGTTGCTCGCGAGAACAATTTTGGTCGTCGCATTTTTGAAGCCTACGCCGCAGAATTTGGTGCTACTCATTTGAACGAGAAAGCAGAAGTCCGCAAGCTATACGCTATGCTAGAAAACAAAGACAAGCAATTGGCCAAGGCCATTGAACTTTCACAACAGGCAAAAGTTGTTGTTGAAAGCAAAGAACGTGAAATACGTATGATCAAGGAAAGCAATCAGCGTCAAGATTTGATGCAAGAGTTGCTGGCCCCGCTAAACCGGGACAAAGCTGAAGTCATGCGTAATTTGCTGGAAAGCGTACAGACTAGCCGTCTGAAAAACGCCTTCGAAAAGTATCTACCAGCTGTGTTGGAAGACCGCTCTGTGAAAGCCTCTAAAGTGATCACAGAAAACGTTTCCGTTGCAACTGGGGATAAAACTGTTCCAAGTAGTCCACAGGAAGATACCGATGTCAAGAGCAACGTTATCGACCTCAAGCGCCTGGCAGGGTTATAAAATTAATTTTTTAGGAGACTTAAATGTCACAAGAACTATTAGAAAGCCGCTGGGGCGAGACTAAAGAAGCATTGCTCGAAGGTCTGAATGGCTCAAAGCGCAACAGCATGAGTGTTATCCTTGAAAACACTCGTAAGTATTTGAAAGAGAACGCAAGTTCTGGTTCAACAGCCGCTGGCAACATTGCCACACTTAACCGTGTGATTCTGCCAGTGATCCGTCGTGTCATGCCCACCGTTATTGCTAACGAGTTGGTTGGCGTTCAGCCCATGACCGGCCCAGTGGGTCAAATCCACACTCTGCGTGTACGTTATGCACAGAGCTTGACAGACACATCTGCTGCCGCTACCAGCGTCACAGCCGGTGAAGAGGCCCTGAGCCCATTCAAGATCGCCACAGCATACTCCACAGTTCCTCAGAACACTAGCTCGGCCACCAACTACACCGGCGGTGCCACAGCTACCATGGAAGGTACTGGCGGTAAGCAAATTTCTGTGCAGATCCTCAAGCAAGCTGTTGAAGCTCGCACACGTAAATTGCAAGCACGTTGGACATTTGAATCAGCCCAAGACGCTCAAGCCATGCACGGCATTGACGTTGAGGCCGAAATCATGGCCGCACTGGCTCAAGAGATCACAGCTGAAATTGACCAAGAGATTCTATTGTCTCTACGTTCATTGGCTGCAACTGAGTTCACATACAACCAAGCTACCGTTTCTGGTACTGCTACATTCGTTGGTGACGAACACGCCGCTTTGGCGGTGTTGATCAACCGTGTTGCTAACTTGATCGCCCAACGTACACGTCGTGGCGCTGGTAACTACGCTGTTGTTTCTTCAGCTGCCTTGACAGTATTGCAATCTGCTACAACCAGCGCATTTGCACGTACCACAGAAGGTACATTCGAAGCACCTACAAACACCAAGTTTGTTGGTACATTGAACGGCGCGATGCGTGTGTTCGTTGACTCTTATGCAAGCGACACAACACCTGTGTTGGTTGGTTACAAGGGTAGTTCAGAGGCTGACGCTCCAGCATTCTACTGCCCATACATCCCATTGATGTCTTCAGGCGTTGTGTTGGATCCCAGCACATTTGAACCAGTGGTCAGCTTTATGACACGTTACGGGTACATCGAGTTGACCAACACCGCATCTAGCTTCGGCAATGCGGGCGACTATGTCGGTGAAATCGCGGTGAGTAATCTCTCGTTTAGTTGAGATTGGTTATGTACTTGTGTTAAACAAGTATACAAGCAAAACAAAAACCCACTTCGGTGGGTTTTTTGTTGACTAAAAATATTGACGATTTTGCCACTTAAATATACTATGTAGAGATTATAAACATAAATAATATTATGAACAAATATACAACCTGGTACAATCAAATCACATCTGCTGCTCAAAATCGAGCAACTAAAGAATACACTGAAATACATCATATTCTACCACGTAGTTTGGGCGGGTCAGATGACGTTACAAATCTAACTAAACTAACAGCAAGAGAACATTTTGTATGCCATTGGTTACTAACTAAGATGTATCCTACAGGCGAAGAACATTGGAAAATGATAAACGCATTTAGGATGATGCGAGCTGAGAACCCGAGACAACAACGATATAAAACAAAGATTACAAGCAGAGTATATGCTAACCTTAAAGAGGAATACTCATTGATTCAGAGTGAACGATTTAAAGGTGAAGGTAATGGATTCTACGGCAAAACACACACTGAAGAAGCAAAGCAACGTATTAGTGCTGCTAACACAGGTAGAATACAACCTCAGCACGAAAAAGAAAAACAGATAAAGGCTATTACTGGTAGAAAAAGAGATCCGTTTTCAAACGAATGGAGAGAAAACTTATCTAAAAACCACAAAAGCAAACAGCCTGGATTTGATGGCACATTGGCTGAAGAAACAAAGAAAAAAATCGGCGATAAAATCAGAGGACGGAAACATACCGAAGAAGAAAAGAAACGCAGGGCAGACGCCATTCGTGGGTCAAAGCGGGAGAAGAAGTTATGCCCGCATTGCCAGCAACTAATAGCTGTCAACACCTACCCCCGTTGGCACGGTGACCGTTGTCAGTCACGAACATAAATAACAACATGGGGAGTAGTCCGCTGGTGCACGGCCAGTCACTGACATCGTCATTACAGTAGCAATACTCGGTGTCAGCGGGGAATGGGTCCTGGACAAGACCATAATAACGAAAGCGTATTATGGA